CCGTCGACCCCGCCGGCCCCGCCCATTCCGTATGTGAAGAATCCGAAAAACTGCTGCTGATTGGCTCCAGTTGTCCACTGCATAGATCCGTGGTAATGGAATTTCTTGGAACCCACCAGCCGGAGCTCACGTGAAAGCTGCGCGCGGGCAGATCGCTTCCCTGCGGCACGTCGTCTCTTAGAGGCGCGCTTGCGACGGTATACTGATTTGACATCTGTTTGATAGGTGGTAATTTGGGAGGGGGCGATGCTAGCCTTAGCGCCAGAAGGCTTAGACTTAGAATAACTTTTGTAAGCTTTAGCTGCATACTTGCCTATGGCTCTGCCAGCCCTGTATGCTGTGTGAAGGGACCGTGCAGTGACGGCCCCTGTGGATCTCCTTGTCATGTGCATCGCCAGTTTGTTAAATCCTTAACAAACTTAATCTACGTATTTATACCAAGTTCCGCTGTGACGTAATGGCTTTAGTGTTGGTGGTATCCACCAATCCACCGCTTTCCTAGTAATATTAATAGGAAAGCGATCGGTGGTGGAGGGGTTTTGGTCGGTCGCCGACACCCCACTTAAGGTGGGGCCCCTCGCCTCCCTCGGCATACATATACACATTGTTTCCGGGATTTGTCATTTAAAAAAGGGGGTTCTCTATTTTGACAACTACGGAGTTTTGTAAATAGTAATTGTTTTCCGGGAATGTTATTCCCAGAGGGAGGTCGTTGAAAAGCCATATCGTTGGGATGCCCCAGGACCATTGTTGCAGTTTACTGTATTTGGGATTGAATCCCACCACCTTCTGACAGCCGAAGAAGGACTTGGCACCATTGAACCTGTCAAAGGATTCCATGTCATCGATGACTGCGTATCTGGCGTTGATGTTTCGGCCTTCGACTGTGACATAGTTGTTCCAGTAGGAGTGTTCACCGAGGCTTCGGGCCCACTCCGTCTTTCCTAAACGGGTCCCGCCGTAAAGAATTAAACATTTTGGTCTTTCTATTTGAGGGAATAAGTTACATGTTACCCAGTCGTTCAACGCCTGGGGGACGGTGAAGGTGGAGCGGTCACGCGGAGTGTATTGTAATTCTCTTCGAAATCTTTTTGCTGCATAAGATCCAATTGCCTCATGGTGGATGATAGATGAGTGTGCATCGACTTCTTCAAATCCTCTAATAAAATCTTCATAAGTTTGAGATTCATCGAGGAGGGCCTTGAGACGAGACTGTCGATCGCTTCGCAAGTCTGTCGGTGCTCGCCCAAGTGTTTGTCCATCTTTTTCAATATATGCGATAGATCTTCGGAGGTCTCGACAGCCTGCGATGTTGGGGTGGTGTCCTCCGAAATCAAAGAATCGTTCATTTCGTATGTCTTTCTTGGAAACCCAGCTACAGATTGCATGAAAGTGGCTGCCGCCGGATGAATGTTGTTCGATGCACGAGTAGACATTGTCTGCTAAGGTGAAGAGGTGGTCGAAGAGGTCTTGGTGACTTATATCGTTCGCCTGGGGGTAGGTGAGGAATATATTCTTCGCAGTTACTCTGAACATTTTTAGTTTCCGCCGATGGCAGAAGTGGATGGTCTATTATATACATGGTTTTGCTCGGATGAGAGGCACGGCCTCACCGATTTACAAGTTGTGACGTCATAGGGGTCTATGGTTCCACGTGGTCAGTATATCCTATCCAGGATAACTCGGGTAAATTGGACTCGATTCGTTTAACATTATAATCCTTCTCGATCTGAATGTCCAGCTGAGTGGGGGATGGCTCGGGGTCACTCCCTGTGGAGATTTGTCCCCAGACCCTAAAGAGATAAAGTTTAGTGATACCTTTACGCGCCAAGTTACCTGTAACTGTGTCATCGTATTGTAAGCACCGATTCTTCGTGTCTTTCATATTGTATGAAATTGAATTGCCTGCTGATATTTGAATACGTTTAACATCAGTAATGGTGAATCGCTGGCACAGCCATCGATATTGAAATGGGGTCACGCCGACAAAGGATGGCATGGGAGCGACCGCTTGCGCGGTCTGAGTGTCAGGATTAGCGGCTTTCGCCGCATCCTGAAGGAAGGCCTGCTGGCCTTGCATGTATGTCATAAGCGTGTTGAATGTTGTGATGTTTGGAGCTTTGGCTGTCAACGTAATGTTGGCATCCTGATTGAATAATGGGACATCCTGTTTGCATGTCATTGTGTACATTTCTACGTACGCCAAATTGGCGCCCGTGTTGGTGATTGCACAACGAGTGGTCATCGTGTCGAAGTAGTACTTCTGAGTTTGTTGCGCACGCGCATCATAATAATCTTGACCCATGCGAGTGAGAACATCCTTGGCGTCGCCCGAGCCGTCGACCCCGCCGGCCCCGCCCATTCCGTATGTGAAGAATCCGAAAAACTGCTGCTGATTGGCTCCAGTTGTCCACTGCATAGATCCGTGGTAATGGAATTTCTTGGAACCCACCAGCC